AAGCTCCATATTTATGGATACTTGATTGCGGCCAACAATTTGCTGCATCAACTGATCTTCTGTGGTGAGGGAGGCAATTCGCTGATTACTTAGTTTATATGCGTCCCCTAGGTTATCCACCATAGCGCTTTCAGTCGCGGCTCCGAGTAGTTCCATAGTCTGTATGGACTGCAATAACTGCTGGTAGAAAGCCCTCAACTCAATATTGCTAGTGTTTATTGGGTCAACAAGAGCAAGCATTTGATCGCGCAACCTTGTTGCAGCCTCATACGAGGTCTCAAGGTCGCCCGCTCTACGAAGGTCGATAAAAGACTGCTCAAGGTTTTTTATTTTTTCTCTAGTCTGTCGTGAGACATTACCGATACCAAGAAGTCTGGTTATATTTTCATTAACGCTTACGTTGAAAAAGCCACTTGCCGATACCGTCGCAAAAAGAGACTCATTGAGCTTGAGTATTGATTCAAATGCTTTGACTTTCTCAATAGCAACCAAATCATTTATCACCGTGGAGCTTCTACCCGCGAACTCCTTTATGTTATTAAACATATCTGAGGATGTGGCTGATGCGCTTGACGCAAGGGAAATGTATTCCGCAAGAGCGCTATTTGAATCCTCAAGCGCGTCCTTAAAGCTCTTAGTTGCTGCGCCGCTTCTTTGAGCCGCAACCGCAAAAGCCGAGATAATAGCCACACCAGCGCCAAGGACAGCACCAATCGGCCCAAAAATGCCAAGAAGCTGCGAACCTTGCTGACCAAACGCCTGCATCTTGCTAGTGCCGTTGGCGACCTGCACGGCAAAGTCACCAATCTGATAGCCAGCTTGCTGCATGGCCCCGGTGGCAAATTTTTGAACAGATGTTCTGGCGCTATTGAACTGGTTAGTCATGCCCTTCGTGGCAGAGTTGGCCCTTGCCATAGAACTCTGAACACGCTGAAGGCTTTGGTCTACTTGCTTTAGACCTTGCGTTGCTCCAGAAACTTGAGCAGATACGACGAGATTGAGATCACCTAGAGCCACTTTTCTTCGTCCTCTCGTCAGTTATCTTAAAGTATGCGACCCATTCATTATACTCGCTTAAACTGATTTCCTCAATCTCTGCGATGGTTTTCCCCAGTCGATCTGCAAGAGCGATTAGGTTTAGTCTGAATGGGTCGCTCTTTAGTTTTTTTCCTGATCCTCAACAGAAGTAGAAGTAAAGACAGCACCAAATACATGGGCAATGGTGCCAACAGGCTCACCCATCAGAATCGGCTTGTCTTCCAGTGTAAAGGCGGCTTCACCTTTCTCGTCTTCACACTTGTGAATAATCATCTCGACCATCGCCCCCATAGTGGCGTTGCTCAAGAAATCTTTATACTTGCGCTGAACTTTCTCAATGTCTCTGGCTGTCACAGGTCCGAAATAGAGGCGAAGAGGATTGTCCCCTTCGCCCCAATCCGCCACCTCGACAACGCTGCGAGCCTGTGCGGCGCGATTTGCAGCGATGCGCTGGGCGATGCTCATGTCATTACACCGTGGTCGTGGTCAGAGCGCCATTGCCCTGAACGGTGATCGACATTTCGACAAGGCCGTCATAGGACGAGCTAATCGAGCGTCCGGTAACGATGGCCGATCCGGTGAGGTAGGTGTCACTGGCGGCATCACCCTCGGGATAAAGGTTCAGCGTGACTTCTGCGCCAATAGTGAGAGCGCCTTGGCCGCTGCTATCAGTCTCGTCCCAGAGAACGTCAACCGAGCCGCTGAACGAGGTCAGCGACGACTTGTAGGTGCGGGCGGTGTCGCCCATCGTGGTGTCTTCAAGGGTGTCCGCAGTTTCCTCAATGGAGAACGAGCGGATTTCTGCGACTGCGTTGGAACCGACCTTCACGGTCCCTTCGCTACCTGCGTGTGTAGCCATTTTGGAGCCTCCTTATCTGGCCGTTTCCACATCTCCGATGGTTGTAACATATCGGATAGTGTAGGTTAAGCGGGCAACGCCGACCGGGCGTTCACCTTCGCCATCAAACTCAATTTCGGACGAAGACAGAACCGTGTTCTTCGCCAGTCCATTGAGAGTGTAGTCTGCCGCGATGACCTCTTCGATCTGCACCGCGATTGCATCAACATCATCGTCGAACGTATCTGTCACGCGGACGTATGCGTCAACGCTTAGTGACAGATCCCGCATCAAGGTCTTATCGCCCATCGTCTGCAAGCCCGATGCCTCGGATGTGGCGTAGATAGTGATGGCGGGCAGCTTTGCTTCGCTCAGGGGATAGACGCGAGATGGATAAACGCGACCGCCGACCAGCGTTGCTCCGGTTGACAGGATGCTCTCAACCCTGTCCCTGATTTGCTTGCGGACATGAGCCATCAGACACGCTCCAACTGAATGGTGGTGACGCCAGTGCCATCATGCACCCACGCCTTCACATCGTAGGTCACCGAATTGATAACCATCTGCTGATCTTCGGCCAGCGATGGGGTGTCGGATGTGCGGCAAGTCAAGCGCGGCTGTTGCTGGTGGATCTGAATGCCGCCGCCAGTCTCGACTGGGATGGTCTCATTGTCGAAGATGCCATTGATCGTGCCGCCGTCATAGGTGACGGCAGTTGCGAACTCGTCAATATTGAGTATCGCGGCAAGATCATTGGCAAATGGCAGGGCCATTACTTTTTAACCTTTTTGGTGGTGCGTTTGGCGACTTGCGGGGCATCGCTGACCGGAAGGTCAACAGAGCGGTTGATCGGTTCTTGCTTGGCGGGCGGCGCTTCAGAGGCCACAACGCGACCCATGTTGGTCAGAGCGTTGCCCTCGCTGTCGGTGAGTTGCACAACGTCACCAGCATCGCGGCGAGCGCCGCCAGCAAAGCAGGATTTAAGGACAGTGTAGTGTTTCATTGACCCCTCCCTTGTGGGGGAGGGAGGGCCACGAAAGCCCTCCCAGGTTAGCATTATGCGCCGTCGTTATTGAAGGCGAAGCTGACCGCGTGACGGACAGCGACATCGACCGACTGAAGGGCAGTGATCGAGACGGTGCCGGACTTCGACCCGCTGTAGGGATCGACGATCAGGTCGAGGCCACCCCACATACCGATCAGCAGGTCGGCAAAGTTGCCGAAATACAGATCGCCAGCGGTGACTTGGTTCGACACGATGGCACGGTAGCCGTTGATGGTGCCGCCCGGCTCCACAACGAACTGGCCCGAACCGGAGTCCTTCGCGGTGGTCTTGAGCGCACCATACATACCTGCGGGCAGGATGTAGGCGAGCGAACCCGCGAGGGCGTTGTCTTCGGCAACGGCAGTCTCCATCGCCACAACCTCGGCAAAGGTCGGGTTGGCAGCGGCGAAGGCGGTCGGAGCGTTGATGCCCGAGGTATTCTTGATACCAGTGGGCTGACCCGACGAACCGGAACCAGCGAGAGCGCCAAGGTCAATGGCAAGGGCCAGAGCAGCCGAGAGATCGTCGCGGACGAGCATCTCGATGTCGGGCGTGGCTTGCTTCATGAGCTTCCGAGTGATGTCGGTCGTCGCACCAACAGTCTTCGGGGCCATCGTGATTTGGTTGAAGGTAGGCTCGCTCTCCGAGGCAGCGTTGCCTTCGGTCGCAATCCACGCAGCAGCCGAAGCGGTCGCTTTGCGCGGGATGGCAACGTCACCAACAAGGCCAGTGAGCATACGAGCGCCAGCTTGCATGACCGACGAAGCGTTCCGCAGAACGTCAACGAAGTCACCAGCACGGTAGTCTTCACCGATCACAGCAGCGTCATCCGACGAGTTGAGATCGCGCTTGTTCCAGCCGCGCAGGATGTCGGCGGGAATGTAAAGACCTTGAGCGGTGACACCCGCAGCGCGAGCAGCAGCAGCCGAGGCTTCGAACTCGAAGGCGGCAGCACGCTGAAGCTCGATGTCGGTCGGGTTTGCCATAGCGGCAACGGCCCGAATGACCGAGAAATTGCGGGTTTCTTTTTTGGTCAGGCCAATCGACGCATCATCGAGCGGCTTGGAGCCGATGGCTTCGAGCAGAGCGCCACGGAACTCCGAGAGCGACAAGCCTTTGGCAACGGCTTCGTTGGCGAGATCGCGCTTGTTGTGCTTCGCGGCGAGGGCGAACATTTCGGCGGTCTCTTTGGCAGCGGAGCGGGCAGCATCGGCCTTCACCGCTTCCACATCAATTTTGACTTCTTCAGTCATGATGGTCTCCTTTCGGGGAGTAGAAGGTTGAACGGGTGTTTGAAGGTCGTCTTCCGCGCTGCGGCCAACGCCGACTGTCCGGTCGGCGGGGATCGAAACAACGGACACTTCCATTGGTGACCAAGACGAAACGCGATATTTCTCGCGGCCTTCTGGGTCCATTTTGTTGACTTGATAGCCGACACTGATGTTGGCTCGGATGCCGTCAACAACATCCTCGAAAACCTCTTTGGCAAGCCCGTTCCTTCCGAAACGAACAGTCGCCCGCAGACGGCGGGCCGAGCCATCGAGATCAACGCTCTCCACCACGCCAATTTGCTGGCGTGGGTCATGATCCAGCAAGAGCGGCATCCGCCCAGAGCGGGCAAACGCCAGATCAATGCTCTTCTCGCTGTGATCTAGAATTTCGGCACCAAAGGAGCGATCAACTGGCTCTTCGCTGCTGACAGCGATGCGAACCGTGCGCTTCTCTTGGTCAATGATCTTGGCTTCCGCGCCCATTGCGCGGGTCTTCATGTCGTCGCGGCTGAAGCGAGCTTCTTCTGCGGCTTCGGCAGGTGCAGGCTCTTTAGCTTCCTCGACGGCAACCTCAACGGCTTCAGGCTCGGAACGCTCCGCTACCGCCTCAATGGCCTCTGGAGCCTGTTCAGCGACTTCGCCTGCCACTTCCTCTTTCAATTCAGTCAAAGCGGTCATGGCGCTTCTCCTTCCGATGTGTCCGCCTGTGCTGTCACAGGCTGTTTTTCGCCAAACGGCTCGTAGGCCATGCTCAGACCGTGAATTTCCGCGTCAACTTTGTCGCGGGCGATCTGGGCAAAGGTTTCTTCCGCATCTCTACCATAATTTGCGGCAATATCACTATGGCTGAGAATGCCATTTTGTAAACCGGCGACAGCGGCATTGATCTCTTTGAGCGGATCAACCCACTGAAAGCCGCGTCCCTTGAACGTGAAATTGCGGCTGAACTTCTCGTATTTGCCAGCGCCAGTGATCGGTGTCAGGCCGAACTGGATGACATGATCGAGCCAGACGCGATAAAGCGGGTCAAGGAAATGCTCAATCATAAAGCGGTGCAGCGTCCGGTAGAAGTCACGCTCGTCAAGAGCGCCTTGACGAATTGACGAGTAGTTGACGCCCTCAAGATCGTTGGCAAGCGAGACATACGAAACGCCCATGCTGCCAGCGATGCCTCGCAGGATGGATTTCTCGAAGTCAGCAAAGGCATTCGTCGGGTGGCTTGGGTCAAACGGCGTGAAGTCAACGCCAGCCGGAAGGTTGAAGAATGTCCCTGGCTCCGCATTGATGATCGGAGCGCCAGTGCCGTCATCGTTCTCGTAACC